ACCACGAGGTAGGCCAGCTTGAGCAAATTGCAAAGGCGGACGAGCATTACTACGGATACTTGGGACAAGCAGCCTTGTCCTCAAGTTCTATCAAGATGTTACTACAATCTCCCAAGACCTATCACTACGTTACCAAGTACGGAGGCAACAACAATTCAAAAGCCTTGTTGATTGGAAAGCTATTTCACTTGTCGGTTCTTGAACCACACAAGATGGATGACGTTGTTGTTGTAGATGTTCAATCACGAGCAACAAAGAAATTCAAAGAAGCAGTTGAGGCCAACGAAGGCTTTGATGTTATAACCTCAAAAGAAGAAGGTGAGGTTCGTAGGTTGCAAGACCATATGCTTCGTAATGAAAAGGTACTTGGTTATTTAAAAGATGCGCAGTTTGAGATACCAAGAGTAGATATGCTTGATGGTATGCCTTTCCGAGCCAAGGCAGATATATTGCAAGGAGACCATATCATTGACCTGAAAACAACAAGCGACTTACACGCTTTCAAGTATTCAGCTTACAAGTATGGTTACGATATTCAAGTGTATATTTACTGCAACCTTTTCGGAATACCTCCGGAGAACTTCCACTTTGTTGCTATTGACAAAGGAAGTCTTGACATTGGCGTGTACCACGTTAGCGAGGATTTCTACAACAGTGGTAAGGAGCGCACGAGAAAAGGTATAGAACTTTACAAGAAGTTCTTCCAAGAAGGAATTGATTTGGATGGATATTATATTGAAGAAACATTATGAAAGCTGAAAAGGTAGCTATTGGGGAGGTTAAGCTCTCCCCTTACAACCCAAGGGTAATTAAGAACGATAAGTTCAAAAAGCTAATGAAATCCATTATGGAGTTTCCGGAGATGCTTGAGCTGCGCCCAATGGTTGTTGACGAGGATATGATTGTGCTTGGTGGCAATATGAGGCTTCGTGCTTGTATGGAGCTAGGCATTCAAGAAGTCCCTGTTGTAAAAGCGGTGGGGCTTACTGATGAGCAAAAGAAAGAGTTTGTTATTAAAGACAACGCTGCCTTTGGCGAGTGGGATTGGGACTTACTTGCAAACCAATGGGAAATACAAGACTTGAGTGATTGGGGATTAGATATTCCGGCTTCGTATTTTGACGAGGATGTTGAGCCGCAGTTTGATATGGACGAGCTTGACAAAGACCTTGACACTTATATCAACTCAAAGGTCAAGCAGATAACAATGTACTTTGACAATCAGCAATACGAGTATGCTCTTGCAAAGCTGCAGGAGATTATGGAGGAGCGTGAGCTTGAAAGCAACACCGATGTGATTATTGCACTTCTTGAGGAATACGAACCAAAAGCATAATGTACAAACTTATCATACCCTCCTACAAGAGAGAGGAGCAGTTGCAAGATAAAACCCTCAAAGTCCTTGAGCGGTATAACATACCGCCTGACAAGGTTTATATCTTCGTGGCCAACGAGGAGGAAAAGGAGAGGTATGAAAAAGCTCTCGCCAACAACAAGTATAACAACATACAACTTGCCGTGCCAACAATAGGTGCGGCAAGAAACTATATAGAACAAGAGTTCTTTGAAGAAGGAGAATACATTGTATCACTTGACGATGACCTTACAGGTATTTATCGTTGGGAGAATGAAAAGAAACTTGTTGAGGTAGACGACTTTGAGAAAGAGTTAATTATAGGTGGATACGAAGCTATGCAAAGGGAAGGAAGTAAGTGTTGGGGTATATACGCAGCAGCAAACCCTTTCTTTATGTCGGACAGTTACACGACAAAGTTGTGTTATATTATTGCATCTTGCTATGGGTTTATTGTTGAGCACAATGATTTCCTAAAGCGAGAAACAAATCACGGAGAGGACTATGAGTATTCAATCCGTCAGTATATACACAACGGCAAGGTTTTTAGGTTTAACAACTACACGGTAAAAACAAAGTACTTCGGCACCGGAGGCCTTGAGGAATTTAGAAACAACAAGTATATATACGATAGTATTCGCAAGATAGAGAAGATGTTCCCAAAGCACTGCACCCTTTACTTTAGAAAAGGAGGCAGGGCAGAGCTTAAAATGAAACGATGAAAGAACTGCACCTAAAGCGTCAAGACATTGATGTAGACAAATTCAAGAAGCGCACGGCACTGCGCTCCGATGTAAGCCAAGTCATCAAGGAAGATGTGATTATTTATGTTGACGGGCAGCCCACGGTGTTGTACAAGAAACTGCAAACGGACACAAGTGCATTGCGTTGGGCTGTAAAAAACATTGAATACGCCACCGGCAAAAGAAGCCGAGGGCTTGTAAGCACGAGTGCTATCTTCGGCTACTCACCAAGAGTGGCAATGCGCCACGACTATTGCACGGTTACGGCAATGGCCATAAACAACAAGAAGCAACACCACGTTATTGCCGACTTCGCTAAAGAGCTTGTAGGATACTACAAAGAATACTTTCCGGAACGCTATGAGTTCCATACAAAGGTGGTTGAGGAACGTGTAATGGAGGAGTGGACTATCGGTGGAAGCCCTTTTACTTCCGGTATTGTTAACAAGAACAACCAATTAAAATACCACTTTGATGCAGGAAACTTCAAAGGTGTGCTTTCCAATATGGTTGTATTCAAGAAAGACGTAGCAGGAGGGTATCTCGTAATACCCGAACTTGATATAGCATTAGAAGTAGCAGACAACACACTGTCTATATTCAATGGGCAGGAAATACTACACGGTGTAAGCACCATAGAATACGAGAACGAACACGCCTATCGCTATTCAGCAGTGTACTACTCGTTGGAGCAAATGTGGAAGTGTGAACCGTTGGATGATGAGATAGCAAGAATCAGGAAACTAAAAACGGAAAGAGAACGCAAACGCCTTGACCCTGAACACTTGGAAAAATTACGAAAGCGCAAAGATGAACTGCAGGAAGGAAGCGTAAAGGAACTATTGAAAAGCAAAAAGAAAAATGGCAAAATCTGACATAACTAAAAAGGCAATGCTCCAAGCACTTGAAAAGTCGCTTGGTGTTGTTACCTCTGCTTGTAAGAGTGTAGGTATATCACGGGAGACACACTACCGGTATATGAAGGAAGATGCGCAATACAACGCATCGGTACGGGAGCTTGAGAACGTAGCCATAGACTTTGCAGAAAGCCAACTACACAAGCAAATCAGCAAGGGAAACCCTACCTCAACTATATTCTATTTAAAGACCAAAGGCAAGAGCCGTGGTTATGTTGAACGTCAGGAGATACAACACGAAGGTGGTGATGCCCTACGCATAGAGATTGTGGATGGCAACACTTCGGACTAACATAGTATTCCGACACCTTCAAGAAAGCTCAAGCAGGATTGTTGTAGAGCAGGGCGGTACACGTTCAGGAAAGACCTACAACATTCTAATATGGATTATCACTTATTGTCTTTCTCCGGAGAACACCGGAGAGACTATAACGATATGTCGTAAGACTTTTCCTTCGGTTCGTGCATCGGTGATGCGTGATTTCTTTGAGATACTTGAGAATGCCGGTCAGTACAATCCTGACCAACACAACAAGAGTAGCAACGAGTACCACTTGGGAGGCAATATGGTTGAGTTCATATCGCTTGACCAACCGCAAAAGGTGCGTGGTAGAAAGCGTGATATGCTTTATATCAACGAGGCCAACGAACTTCACTTTGAGGACTGGCAGCAGCTTGTGATGCGTACAACAGGCCGAATCATATTAGACTACAACCCATCGGACGAGTACCATTGGATATACGACAGGGTTATCACAAGGGACGATGCAGAGTTCTACAAGACAACATACCTTGACAATCCTTTTCTTTCGGATGCTATCGTATCCGAGATTGAAAGGCTGAAGGAAACGGATGAGCATTACTGGCAGGTGTACGGTCTTGGTGAGCGAGGACAAAGCAAGTCAGTTATATTTACACACCAAACCGTTGAGAGTATTCCGGAAGGTGCATCGTTGATTGCAGCAGGTATGGACTTTGGTTTTACCAATGACCCGACTACCCTTGTTGTAGCATACCGCAAGGACATAGACCTGTACTTTGAAGAGCTTGTGTATGAAACAGGGTTGACCAACAGGGACATACACAAGAAACTTCAGTCGCTTGGTTTTGACAAGCGCACGGAGATATTCGGAGATAGTGCCGAGCCAAAGAGCATCAAGGAGCTTCAGTTGTTTGGTTGGAACATAAAGCCAACGGCCAAAGGCAAGGATTCCGTAATGGCTGGTATTGATATGCTGAAGCGTTATAGACTTAATGTAACTAAATCAAGTGTGAACTTGATTAAGGAATTAAGAAACTATAAATTCGTAGAGGACTACAACGGAAAGGTATTGAACAAACCGGTGGATGCTTACAACCACGCCATAGATGCGGTGAGGTATGCAACATACAACCGAATGTCAAGACCAAACTACGGAAGGTACGCAGTTCGTTAAAATCGTTATTTAGCTATGGACATTGACATTATAATTCCTGAAGGCTTACAGGACATTACACTTGAGCAGTATCAAAAGTTCCTTGCCTTGAAAAGCAAGGACGATATGTTTCTTACTCAAAAGGCAGTAGAGATATTCTGCAATGTTCCATTGATACTTGTAGATAAGATGCCGTACAATACCGTTCAGCGACTTGCTAAACGTGTGTTTAGTTATTTTGAGGGCAACCCTTCGCTTGTGAAAAGAAAACGCCTTAAAAGCGTTCTTTATGGTTTCACTCCAAACCTTGAGGATATAACGCTTGGTGAGTATGTTGACCTTGATGCCAATGTAACGGATTGGAATAATATGCACAAAGCAATGGCCGTGTTGTACCGGCCTGTTGTTAGCGAAGCAGGAGAGTATTACGAGATAGAGGAATATGACGGTACGGACAAGTATTCCGAAGCAATGAAGCAGATGACGTTAGAAGTGGTACTTGGTTCGCTGGTTTTTTTTTATCGTTTAGGAATCGACTTGTCGATAGCTATGACGGAATCTTTGGAGGAGCAGATGAGCACGACCTCTCTGCCGAAGCAAACTTCGGAAGAAAGTGGGGATGGTACGGCAGCTTCTATCAACTTGCTCAAGGAGACGTTACAAAGTTTGAAGCAGTTAGTAGACTCCCCTTACACTCCGCTTTAATGTATCTTGAATTTGAGAAAGAGAAAATAGACACGGAAAAGAAGTTACTTAAACAATGAGAGGATACTACGATATATTAGAGAAACTACGAGTAACGCTTGAGGCAAACCCAAGTGTGAATACCGTAACGGAAGGAGACCTGCTTGACGTTGACCTTGCAAAGCAAACCATCTTTCCATTGTCGCACATTATTATTCAGAACGCTACGTTCCAAGAACACACCATTACGTTCAATATGAACATATTGTTTATGGACTTGGTTGACTTCAACAAGGATGAGCCAAAGGCTGACAAGCCTTTTAGGGGAAACAACAACGAGCAAGATGTTCTCAACACAATGCTTCAGGTAGCCAACAAACTATGGAGCGACCTATCACGAGGCGACCTATACACGGACAAGTACCAAATATCGGGAACACCAAGTTGTGAGCCATTCGTAGAACGCTTTGACAATCAAGTAGCCGGATGGGACTTAACGGTTGCTATATCAATTCCAAACTCCGATATAAGTGTCTGCTCTTGAGCCTAACCATTTAAAGGAAGTCTTTGACAAGTTCGGGAAGTATGTCGTGCAACAAGCACGAACCAACCTAACCAAAAAGAAGAAGAACGTTTCCAAAACGCTATACGATAGCATTCAGTACAAGGAAACCACAAGCCAAACAGGAGCTTCCTTTTCTTTTGACTTTCTTATGGAGGACTACGGAGAGTTCCAAGACAAAGGGGTTAGTGGTATCAAAAAGAAATACAACACACCATACAGTTATACCAACAAGATGCCGCCACGTGGCCCATTGGACAAATGGGCAGTACGCAAAGGGCTTCAAGGTATTCGTGATGACAAGGGTAGGTTCATATCTCGCAAGAGCTTGGTCTACCTAATTCAAAGGAAGCTATACTATAAAGGTATTGAGCCGAGTTACTTCTTTACAAGAGCATTTAAGTTGGGCTTTCAGCGTTTGCCGGTTGAGGTTCGCAAAGCATTTAAACTTGATGTTGAGGATTTTATGAAGTTTACCCTTAAAAATATATTCTAATGCCCATTGTATCACCACAAAGTTTAGTAGGAGCAAGAAGCCCTATATACATTACGGCTAATTATTCTGCCCTTGCTACATCTCTAACAGATGTACAGTTTGAAGTGTTCATATGGGCAGGTGCAAGGAACTCAAGACCTGCATCAGCACAATACACTTTATTTAGAGATGTGTTTGCAGGAACTGATGTCTCCTTTGACATTGCCCCAATGGTGCGTGAGTACCTTTCTAACGAGTACGAAAACTTTGACGGCACAACCCTTGCCTACGCACCTGATGGTAGCGTAGTGTGGGTGCAAATAGACTACACGGTCAACTACCAAAACAAAGCAGACCCACCGGTAACGGTTAACGATACAGGAAGCTCGGAAATCTTTGAGGCATCTAACGGATACCACATATTTAT